CGCCGTTATATACACACCAAAGGTATTGCCTGAGCAATGTAGAGCGTTAAAGCCACTAAACCGGCAATTACTGATGCCGCCACTGGCAATGCGGTCAAGCCGCACTGCGCCATCGCCGGCTGTGGTGGAGGTATTGGTTACTGCCAGATACTCAAGCGCGTTGATACAAGAGTTCGCGTTGAGAGTCAGAGACATGCATTTCCAGGTCACCGTGCCGTCCGCTACCGTATCGCCAACGACCTTGCCGACGATGCTAGGCGCCGAAGCTGCCGACGTTCCCGGACGCAAGCAGCTCCACACTGTCGTTCCGGTCGTCCACTGAACTGTTACGCCGCCCAGGTAGGCCGTGAGATTGGCGCGAGTAAAGTTCGGGCTAAGGTCGGGAGTATCCAGCACATAGCCAGTCAAATTTACGGCATAGATGGTGCTGCAAGATTGCCCGTTAGCGGCCCCCACCCCGAGCAATCTGATGACCTGATTAGTTCCCGTTCCGGCATAGGCCGGGTCTTTGATCGGTGCTGTAACCTTGTATGTCCCGGCCGGGAAAAACACCGTAGTTCCCGCCGCCTGCGACGTGGAAACTGCGGCAGCCGCGTTAAGTGCTGCCTGAATGGCCGTCGTATCGTCGGTGGAACCGTCGCCAACAGCACCAAAATCCTTGACATTAAAAGCTTCAGTGCCACGTGCGGCCAGCGACCGCTTCGTAGTGGCCGAAGCGCTAACGGCATAAAGGGCGCTTTCCAATAAGACAGTCGTCATGCCACCGTCACCTGATTGCCACTGTCGTCAATTATCAAATTGCCATTGTCGTCAATAACGGAAACGGGGGTCGGCGGCGGTGGCGGCGGCTTGTGAAGATTGTGGCCGGACATATTATTGAATCGTCTCAACATGTGAAATCTTGCCCTTGGCGTCACGCACCACCCGCTTGGGGGCACTGGCGTGCTTGAGCATCTGCCCAATGGCTTCTGCAGTCTGCTTATGAGCGTCCATGGTCTGCTGGTGCGCTTGCGAGAGGTGCTCGGTCATGTGCTTGAAACCGCCGGTAAAGCCGTCTGTGACCGATTGAGCCCCCTTGTCGCCGGCTATGATTGTCGTACCGCCGCCCGCAGGCTTGGAAGCCTCGGCCTGCTTCGTCTGATGCTGCTGTTGCGCCAGCGCCAGCTTGTTCTGTGCCATGTGTGCGTCGAGCTGGGCCTTCTGCGCATTGATGTGCAGGTTTTGCTGATGCTCCTCCCGCTTCATGCCCAGTTCCATCTCGGCTAGGTATTTCTGATGCTCGAACTTCTGCTGCTCTAGCGCGGCATTCGCTTGGAGCTTAGCCGACTCATGAACCGCCTCGGTCTGCTGCTTTTGCGTCTCCAGTTCCTTCTGGTTCTGCGCCTTCATCATCTCAATTTGCAATTTGGGATCCGGCTGCGCTTGCGGCGGCGGCTGCGTCTTCGGGTCGGTAAAGAACGTGTCCACGTCCTTGTGGCCGGCAATGCGGGTTAGCGCCTTGGCCGAGTTATAGAGGTTCTCCGGCGAGACCAAATTGGTCATCCCGCCCATAAGCGCCTTTTCCTGCACGCCGATGATGAGGTTAATCATCGCCATCTGCTCGGCTTTGCCACCGGTCCCGAGCCCAACCTCGACTGTCATATCGTTGCGCTTTTTCCAGTTGCGCGGATCGACGTTGACCCATTGATTGCGGAGCTTGACCGTCTGCGCTTGCTGGCCATGCTTGCGAATAAGGCCGTGCAGCAGCAAAATTAGGTCTTTAATGCCTGTCTCGGCGAAAATGCGCGCAATGAGTTTCATTCGCGCCTGAGCCATGGTGAACATCTGACTGGCCGCGTCAGCCGGCGTATTCTGCAACGCCCGCGGGTCGAGTGCTTGCCCGGTGCGAGATACGCCTGTGCGCTGCTCGCGCGTATTGTCCTGGTACTCGAGGAGCGGATAGACGTGGTTGCCGATAGTCGGCGTCTGCTGCCAATTAAGGCCGCCCGGCTGTTTGGTGCGGACAATCCCGCCTGGGCGGCTGATTAATAGGTCATCCAATGTATTGTCGCCAGCGAAAGTCTCGGCGACCTCAACACGCGGATTGTTCGCCAGGTAGGCGTTATCCAGCAACGCTCGCAGCAACGCCGTCTTAATGCGCTGAATATCCATTACCAGGTCGGCAATGGAACGGCCAAAGAAGCGATGCGTCACGATGACCGGCGTCATCGCCGCGAAAGGAAAGGCGTCAAACTCCTCAAGGTCGAGCTTTTTATTCTTCGTTAATAGCGTACCCTGCTCGTCGCCGGTGCCTACCTTGTAGAGTTTCGCCTTGCCGTTGCCCTCATAATCCATACGGATATAATGTTCAATGATCGCCACTCTTCGCGACGCAGGATTATGGTCTTCCCCAACATTCTGATGTTCCGCCACAGTGTCGCGGTTAAGCTCCTCGACATTGGTGATCGATTGATATGTCGGCAGCGATTTGACGACATCCTCATCATAGCCCTGCGCTATTAACTGGCTCTGCGTCATCTGCGTAATGCGGTGAAAGCAGTAATTGCAAGTGCGGATAGAGCGAGCCGTCTTCTCAATGCCGAACTCCTCGGGCGGCACACCCAGAACCTTGGCTTCCTCATAAGTCTTGGATTTGGTGGTTTCTACGTCGTGGAGTTGGAGCGGAGCCGGCTGTGGAGGATAACCAGCCGGCCCCGCCTGCTGCGCCCCAGGCGGCTGCTGAGATAGCGCCTGTTGCAGCAATGGATCTTCAACCGGATGTGCCGTGTGCTTGGTGATCGTCACATCCTCGTCCGCCGATAGCATGGCGAATTGATCGTCGGTCAGGTCATAATAGGTTTCGGTTTCCTCTTCCTCGCGCGTTTCCCACCAGCATTTGACAACGCCAACCTTGGAAAGCAGTGCATCCTTGATGAACGAATAGATTACCAGAAAGCCCGGATTCTGGTTCATCAACACGTGATTGACGTAATCGGTTTCCTGCTGTGCAGCGCCAACGTCTTCCTGCCCAACAGGATTGAACTTCACCACATCCTCACTGCCGGTGAAAATGTCCATCAGCGCCGGCATCAACCCTTCAATGGTATCGGCAACATCCGAGCTGACAGCCGAGGAGCGCCCATCCTGCGCCGGCATGTCCTTGGACATATCGTTCATGTAATACATCAAGGAATCGTCGCGATCGGCCGACAGCTTCGATGATTGCATAGCGGCGAGAGCTGAAACCTTGGCGCTATCGAGCAAGGATTTCAGTGTGCCGCGATCCATTTCAGGCAATGCGATTGCTTTCTATCTTCGGAATCTAACATTCTCTATTGGAGCGGCGTTCGCGACCATATTCTTGCCTCATGCAACGATGGCATAGTTGCGGACAGATTTGCTTTTCGCGGTATAGCGGCGAATTGCGCCATATATCAATTACTGTTTGAGTTAAGCCATAGTAGACGCCACAGCTCATACAAATATCGATATCGATATCATCGCTCAATGCAATTGCTTTCTATGTAGTGGTGCCGGGTGGAGGATTTGAACCGCCGCCCTGCGGCAAACGGCGCCGCTGCTCTTACCGCTGAGCTAACCCGGCTTTTTCACCACCTTAATGTAGTTCAGTTGTCGATTTTGCGATGGTAAAGATGAAGTCGTCATCGTTTGTTTCTATTATAGTCGGGACATAACCACAGTCATTAAGAGCATAATTAAAAAAGCTGAATATCTCCCGATGAAGGCGAAGCTTCCCCTGCGAAGCTAGTTCACCGGCTTCTTTTTTCAGTGCTTGCAAATGCTCTTCTCTCGTTACTCTATGTAATACTTTTCGCATTAAGCCAATCCGCTCCTCGGATAGTTCAGCTTGCGATTGAACGAGCTGCTGGTGACATGCTTATCCAACGCAACAGCCAGGTAACGCATTGCATCGGCGCCATGACTGGCCCAGTCGTGCACCGGACTGGATGAAAGTGTTTTCAGCTTCTCATCCCACTTGGAGCGATACATCTTTAGCGCCTCGATGCCGTGGGCGCACTTGCTTTCGTCAAACCAGCAACGGGGTAGAAGTAGCCGAACTGAATTAATGCCGTGCTCACGAATAGCGGCAGGCAGCACAGTAATATTCCGTAGCCCATGATTGCCGAGAAAATCGGTGTAGCTTTTGTCAATGCCGATCCTATTAGGTCCAGCATCATGAGGAAGAAAATGCTGCGCGTAATTATAGGGTTTCTCGAGCACCAGCTTGGCATATGGCGCGCTATCACTGCCGACACCCTCGTGATAGTCAATCAGCCGTATTTCCTTGCCGATAAGCTGGGCGAACCATATAG